AAAGTAGAGCGTAGCTTGATGGGTCGCTCACAGGATAACCTTATACGTATTCTTGTAACTCACCCCGGCACAACTGCGCTTAACTTGTTAGGCTGGGTTAACGCCTCTGGTATGCAATCTCTATCTGATGGACTTAGGGGTGCGCTTTATGGCGGGACTTCAGTAGCGCAATACTTAACAGGTAATAAAGCTAATGCTATTGATTACGCTGAGAAGTGTAAGCTTATGTTGTCTTTAAGCTTAAAACAAAAGATGAAAAACCTGCTTAACCCTTTTGCTACACAAGAGGAAGCACTTAACTTCTTATCTATTAACCCTAAGATGCGTAAAGAGCTATTCCGCTATGTATCAGGTGGCATAGACAGTAAGGACGTTCTTAAGTCGTTAGACTTAGAGTTTGATGATCTTGAGAAACCGGGCGTGTTTGAAAGCACTATTGATAAATTCCAAACTGTGTATGGCGTTAAGGCTGTAGATGTATTGAGTAAGACACAGGAGTTTATGTACAACATAGACAAACAAATACGCCTAAAGTACAACATGAGTTATGCAGACTTTATAGGTGCTACGGATGCCCAAGGACAGCCTCTAAATTGGGCTAAGATGCGCTCTGATGAATTTGTAGAGATACAAGCTACTGCTGTTGAGGACTCACTACGTTCTGTGTTCTCTAAATCCTTTGGCGGTGGAGACTTTAAGAGGGATCGTAACATTGTAGAAATGGTAGCAAAGACTATAGAAGATGCACGTAAGTATCCTATTCTTGGTGCTATGGTTCCCTTTGGGCAGTTCTTTAACAACACCATTGCCTTTATGACTGATTACTCAGGCATTAGCTATGTGCATAGTAAGTTTGCTAAAAATAATAGAGACCCTATGGAGATGCTTACAAAAGCTGCTGTAGGTCTGACCTCTATCACTGCCATGTCTGAATACGAAATGAAGAACATGGATGAAGGCTTGGCTTGGCATGAGGAGCGTGATGAGGATGGTCAGGTAAGATCACGCCTGTATGACTTTCCGTTTAGCTATTATAAGGGTATAGGTCGTATTGTAGCACACTATAGACGTGACGGTGAAGTACCACCTGAGTTGTACGATGACGTTATAACTACGTTTGGTACAGCTAACCTTACACGTTCTTTAGGCGAGTCTACAGCCTCTGCATTTGACTTTGTAAAGGATGTTGTTTCTGGTAATTTACCTGATGCAGTAGAGGGCTTACAAAAATCTATGAGTAATGTAGGTTCTATGTACTTGTCAGGTTACAGCAGACCTCTAGACCCTCTTAATCAGATTGCAGCGTTTGCTATGGGTGATGCTTACAATGAAACAGATCGTAACATAGGTAGTAAGTTTATCAACAAGTCTACACGTTACGTTGAAAGTATCTTTGATGGATTTGATGAACTTACAGGGATACCTACTGCTGCAGGTACTGCACTAGGACTAGACATGACAGAAGCACCCGTAAAGGAAAGACCCTTAGAAGATAGACCTAGAGGCGTAGCTATTGGGCGTATTTTTGGTTACAGGGATTCACCTGCACCACAAGCTATTGATAAGATGTTTGCTGATATAGGTAGACCTAAGTGGAAGACAGATATAAAGTCTGCTGTACCAGAAGCTAATAATACAGTTAACAGGGTTATAACTAAATACTTAGAAGCAGAAGCTGACAAAGCTGTCTATGATCCAGAATGGAAGAATAAATCTATAAAAGTGAGGAAAGCTGCTGTTACATTGGCTATAAGCAGAGCTAAGAAAAGAGCTTTAGCTGAGTTGTACAGATCAGGCAACCCTACAGATAAACTTCACCGTGAAATGTTTAAGATCAGTAGGCGTGGCACAGGTGTAACTATGGCTGATATGGAGGAAGCTTTAGAAGAAATAGGTATTGATAAAAAAGTAGAAGACTTATCATACGATCAGCTACGATTACTAAGACGCTTTTTAAAAATGGAGAAGATGGAAATTAAACGTTCATCCAGAGAATCACTTAGAGGTTAATACGAAAAAAGGGGCGGTCATAACGACTGCCCCTCTTACTTTGTTTCACGTGAAACATTTACTTTACGCCATTTAACTCCGAACAATACCTAGCCCAAAGAAAGACTTCACGCACACTTTGCATAACGTGGTTACGCTCTGGACAGGGTGCTAGATGTTTAACAATAAAAGTATCTAACTCTTCACATTGCCTAGTTAATTCTTCAACAAAAAGTTGCTCCTTGCCTTTGCTGTAGTTTAGTGCCTCTTCCTCTAAGTTCACAATGTGCTACCTTTCTTGTGTGTGACTTTATGGCAACACTGTAAGTCTTATCGTAAGTGTTGTCAAGCTTTTTGTTTGTGGGCTAGTAGGTATTCATACGCACTTTTAACTTTACTACTATCATCTGCAAAAGCACCTAGCCCTGTATTACAATGAAAGCATACCCATCCTCTGAAAGTCTCTGTATCGTGACAGTGATCTAACACCCATGACTGCAACATCTTTTGACCTTTTCTACCTATTTCGTTTATATCACGATTGCAAATAGGACAACAATAGCCATTACTAGGATAAGGATTTAGTTTCTTTAAATGCTTAACTAGGCGAGATTGGTCTCTTGCACAAGTTCTACATTTTCTTTTTATCTCTCCTGATGCCATATGTTGAAAGTTATCTACAGGCTGTACAACACCACAGTTATTACACTCTAGTCCGTCTTGATATTCTGTAGGCGGTGCGTAGTCAAAAAGATCAAGCTGCATTAACTCCCTATGTCTACTTTAAAAGGGAATGGAAAACATTGACTAATTGCTTTTGCACTTTCGTTTGGCCTTGAATTGTATAGCCTTAGCATATCTACCTCTCTCCATTGTTGACAAGACTCTTCGGTTGTAAAGGCCATGTTTGGTGAAAACACTATGAAAGTTTTCTCACTTGTTGTTGGTTGTATCATCATCATTACTACTGTATAAACCCATACCATTTTGTGATATCCTTTCTAGGTTATATCTACCATTTCACACACATCACCAGTACAAGCCATAGTTTGCATACCAGATGTGTTGTCTTCTATTTCATAGTTATCAAATAAACTCCAATCTACTTTAGGCGGTGACATATCTAACATCTCATAGTACTCTTCTTTAGTACACTCTTGATAGGGTGCTTGTTGATAAGTATGCTCATTAAACGGGAGGAACGACACACCTGACATTTCATTAAAGTGTTTGTATACAAAGGCACCTACCTCTAGCCACTCATCAGCCTTTACGTTAATCGTAACACTAGGCTTATGCTCACACCAATGACGTTGATACATCAACCACATTTCTAGTTGTTCTAGTGCTGTCATATCAGCCGTACACACTGCACCCAAGGGTGACTGCATAGGAAAGCTAAACACGGTTGTAGCATCAGGCTTCATAACGTCAGGCTCACTAGGAATGCCTTGGTCACGCATAAATGCCGTTAGTGGGTCTTTATTATCTCCACGCACAGTACGGATATAATAGGGACTGTGACGAGCATGAATGCCAGAAGATGAATCAACCAGTTGGGAAACTGTTCCACTAGGTTTGTTGCAAGTAATAGCAGTGCTATGAGGGATACCAAGACGGTCAGCCCACTCAGCGTTAGTAGAAACAGCCACATTTTTAAGATGCTCCAATGTATCAGCTAGGCCAGCATTAGCCGTAGTCATTAATTTGTTATCCATTATCCCTGTGAGTGACACACCGAGCAAGCGTTCTGCTTCTGTATTGGTAGCCCACACCTTTCGCAAGTAGGGGAACTTAGTGTATGTTGACTGAATGGTTCCAAGTATAGTTGCAAGACGGACTTTTCTTGTAAGGTCTTCCAGACTATCGTTAGCACGGATGACAACTTCCGTAAGATTACAGAACTGATTCGGCCTAAGAATGATTTCCGAACATGGGTTAGTTCCGAACTCATAGCAAGACTCCCTACGGCCATTTTTTGCAGCCTGTTTAACTGATGCTTCTCTGTTGAATATTCCTCGTTCTCCACTACCACTCTCCATTAGGGCTGTCCACTCACGCATGAATGCCATACTGTCTGGTTTTTCTGAATATGATACTGAGTTGTTAGCCAAGGCACGGTGACTTGCGTTCTCCCACCATGCACCTGACTTAGCGTGTCTCATACGGTCATCTGAAAGGTTAGACAAACTAATCATAGCGGAGCGTCTAACGCCGCCTACAACAACTACCTCACCAATCTTACACATCAAGTCATGGCACTCAAGACTAGACAACCTACGCCCTTGTGCGCCCTTGAATATTGTAACTGCAAAATTAAACAGATCAACCAAAGGAGCAGGACCACTAGCACGACCACCAAACGTTTTTAGCCTTGCACCTGCAGGGCGAACTCTGCTAACATCCCACTTAGGAATTTCACCAGCCCATAGGAGTGCCAACACTTGTCTAAGACCTTTAGCCCATCCTTCCTTGCTGTCCTTGATGACAACACACGTTTCGCTTTGGAAAAGACTAGGGACATCAGGGAGTTTAGCGATGAACTGACGCTCAACACTGAAACCAACCCCCGTCCCACAAAGGAGGATGAACATAGCCTCATCAAAAGACTTAGGGTCATCTACGGGTAGGTAGCTACAATTATACATACAAGTGTTGTCCCTGTCTGCCGCTTTTCCTGCAGTCATGAGTGATCTCATACTAGGCATAACCTCAAGGCTAAGAATAGCATCACGCACTTCATCTAGGTCAACAGGCTTTAGCCATGTCTTAGCTATGTTCTGCAGGTAACGCTCTACAGTTTCCCCCCATGTTTCACGGCGTCCTTCGTCTTCAATCCAACGTGCATAACGGCTGGTTGCAATAAAGGTTTGATAGTCACTTGGTAGATAGTTATTACTCATATTTACTTTCCTTATACTAAGTCAGACAGGTCAGGCTTCCAATAGTTTGACCCTTTTAATACTTTACCATCAGGACGTTTAAGTGGCTTGCCTTGTGGTCCTAGCTTAGACATATTAGATGCGTGTACCCTACGGAAAGCTTCATCTAAGTCCCACCCATAAGTAGCGGCATACCCATACGTAACGTACACCAAGTCAGCTAACTCTTTAAGTAGCTCTTGTGGCCCATCTGCATCACGAACTTCATTGTATTCTTCTTTGAGAAGTAACCAGCGTAGACCTTCTAGCTTTCTACTGTAGCCATACTTTTCATTAATAGGGTGATCCATTGCTGTTGCAAACTCTTTAACCATATCAAGGGGTGTACAGTCTTTGAGGTCATTAATCCTGTCTTCTCTGTCGTACTCAGCGAAGTCATCTATTTCTTGTTGTGTAATCATCCCTGATCCTTTACGTTTATGTTAGATATTTCTACGTCATCTATATCATAGATAACACGGTTTATCAAGTCCTTTATGTCTTCTTCATAGTACATAGGATGAGAAGACAAGATGTTATTTGATTTGTCAACTGATAAGACAAAGGTAACACTAAACTTCTCAGTCTTCATTGCTCTCAACCTCTGCTATTAAACGGTCTAAGTACCATCGTGCTTTCTTTAAATCTTCTAAACCGTTCTTGTAAGGCCAACGCCACAGATACTTAAATGAGTTCTGCCAACAGTATGCCTCATGCGATGATACGTCAGACCCCTCTGACATAGCTTTCATTGCATCTATACACTCAATGTTAGCTGTGTTGTAGTGAGGTGGCTTATCCACCATGTCTACTTCAAACGGCATAGTCATTTCTTTCCATTTAGCCATATTAG